TAACTGGCACAGTATCATTAGGGAATCCCATGATACCATTTTCTCTATAATCTATTGGTGTTCTAAATAATACTTCAACATCCACTTCACCGTATTGGTAATCTATCGTGCCGTCTGCATCAATGTTAATATATTGTGTGTTCTCTGAGTTGTAGTTACCTACACCACTGTCAGCAATATAATAAGGATCGCCCATGATTGTCATGTCAAGTGTTAGCAAGTCAGCATCACTGTTTACGATTGCTTCATTAAATCTACGTGCAATTTCAACCTGCATGTCATCAAGACTAACCGCACCTGCGGCTTTGGCATTGTTCTTTTGTACTATTCCTGCTTTGTTGCTAACCTGCGAATTATTGTTTACTGCTGTTGCTTTAATTTTTTGTTTTGGATCTTCTCCTTCTTTAGAACCGTCTGCCAAGTTATTCTTTGGCAGTGTACCTGGACTCATGCTTTTAAAGAATGTGTTATCAAGATTAATTTCAAGATCTAATATATCTTCGTTTGCGCCACTGTAAATGTAATTGTAACGTTTTACACATTGTTTTTTAAGTTCTCTTAGACCGTATGGTGTTTCGTCTGGTGCAATAAATTTACTTTCGTGTACCATGTATGGTAAAATTCTAAACACATAGATTCTTGGAGGTCTACCTAATTTCTTTTCTGTTTTTCTATCTGTGATATTAAAAACTTGTGTATCAATTTTAAACCAAGGACGCATACCTTTTTCTGCTGGTGCACTAATAATGTTTCTACCGTATTCGCTTAGGATTACAAGTTCTTCAATAATATCCTGTATCCTTGTTCCTTGAATAAATTTAATTGCACCAAGTCCTGGATCAATTTGTAATTGTCCGTTTGCTCTGTGCCAAACTTTTTTATCCTTGTCATATGTAAATGACGCATCACCAAACGGTTGATTGTTTGTACCAAGTTTTTCAAGAGCAAACATTTTCGAAAGTCCTATTGGATTACTATTACTTTCGCCTGTTTGCTTTGCTTTAATTTCTTCGCCAAGTGCTGTTTGTGTAATTAAACTTTTAACTTGCTCAACCCATTTTTCAAATACCTCAGGATCTACGTTGACATCACCCATCGCGGCAACCTGTGCATATAGTTCGTCAAGACTTGCTTCTTGTGCCGCAGTTTTTCCTTTTGAAGTTGTTGTTACACCTATTGATTCTGAGTCGTTACCTGCATCAGTGGCACTTTGGCCATCTGCTCCGCTACTGCTTAATTTTCCTTTACTTGCACGTTCTTTTGGAAATACTACAAAATATTGATCTGCTGTATAAACTTGTTTGTCTTGTGCTTTTTTACCTTCGTGTTTGTTAAGTTCATTGGATAAACTTTTTATGTTACTTTGTAACATTTCTTCTAACGTTCTACCCATTAGTGTAACATCAACTGGAATACGCTGTGTTTCATCCATTAATGCACCTTCGTTGTATGCAACACCTTCAACAACATAAGAACTTCCTCCTGCTGTTACACTTAAATCACTACCAACAAGTTTGAATGGCATATTTTTAGATGCTTCAGGAACCACATAAACTTTTCCGTTATCGTCGTATCCTATAAAATCAATAGTAAGCAAGAACGGAGATTCTAAATAGTTTTCATGTCCTGCTTGGTATGACGCCATTTGCAATGTTTGTAAAAACAATCCCATGCTGTAAGGTTCTGTAATTTCAAGTCTAAAACCTACAGCATTAGTTGAACCTTTTTTACGTGTAGGTGCAATAACTGTTTCAATCTCTAATGCATTAATAAAGTATTCTGCTTTTTTGTTTGCAGTTTCATATGCTGTTAAAACTTTTTTGTCGCCTAATCCACCGCCACTTTGTAAAATAGCAAATTGAGGTTTTTTAACTTTGTATGACTCATCAGGATTATTAAGTTCGTCATTGGTTAATGCATACAAACCAATCTTGTAATTAAAACTTGAATAGTTTCTTAGTGAATTGTGCAATGGTAATTGTAAAGTTCTACCATCTGCTGTTCTTGCAGTGTATTTGTCTGCTGTGGCATACTTCGCCCTGTTATTCATTGCATCATTATCGGGATTAGATGTTGCAGTATTTTCTTTTTCTTTATCTTTGGTGGTGTCTGTTTTTGAAGCGTTAGTATCAACATTTGTATCTTGAATTACTTCCGTGCCTTCATTCTCAGATGAACCTGCCGCATTAGCATTGAGTTCGTCTTTATTCTCTGCTGTGTATTCCTTCATTAACGCGGTTGCGTCTTTTCCTGGAGGTGCTGTTGGTTTAGCCATGGATTAAATCCCCAACAACGTTCGTAATCTACTACCCTTTGGAACACGTATCTCAGTACCAACTCTAAAATCAAATACTGGATCTTTTAGAATGTCCATGTTACGTTGTGCATAAACCCACCACAACTTTGGATTACCATACATGTCATATGCAAGTAAGTCCGGACGTTGATGATACTGTGATTGTATTTCATACACCACATCATCTGGATCCGCTGGCACTGGTCTAATATTTAGAATGTTTAAATATTTTCCACTTCTATTAATTCCTGTTTTACCCCAAGGTGAACTTGTAACTGCCATTAGATAAATCCTTTATTGTTTGAGCCAAGGTATCCACCTTTAGCAAATTTGTCTAAACTAAATTTCTCAACAAGTGCTCTTGAGTAGATTGGTTGTATGGTTACTGTCATCTGACTCTCTGTTGGAACATATGATTTGTCACCGTCTGTTGTAGAATACTGCTCTTCGGCTTCGTCGTCTTCAAATTTTTCTCCAATATCTGCCATATCAACTGCAATGTAGTCAACATCAGTAGGCATATCAAGTGTAAAGTTTGTTACGATTACAGGAACATTTTTAAATACATAATCTCCATAACCATTTAATTTTACTACTGGTGGTGGAGCACCTTGATTAGAACCTTCACCGTAAAACATTTTTGTAATTGATCTCAAATAATGTAATGCACCAAGCCAATACATACCTTCTGTAGAGTTTTGAGCATAAAATTGACCTGTTAGTGTCATTGCGTCCACTTGTGAGTTCTGATACGCAAAGAACGGATAATTACTATGTACAGGGGTTATAGCACTATAAGATGCGGCATGACTCATAATAATTGTTGGTGTATATGGAAACGCAAGACCGCCTGTGTCAACTAACGGTTTAAGCAGTGAACTTTTTTGAAAAGAAGGAATGTTAGGAATACTTAATTTTACACGCCAATCTTTACCATTTGGGTCTGACGCCCATTTAGCACTACTAACCGATATTTGGTCATCGGCTTCTCCATCAACCGGAATTGTACGCGAACGTATACCTTTCATAAACCCTTCAGCAGAGTCTTTAAAACTTTGTACACTGTCACGAGCCAAGTTCACGGCTGTATTGACTATATTTCCATCTTTCTTATTATCAACGCTCATATTATTTTGGTGTCCTAACTATAAAGTATTTATTGACTTTTTTATCAGAGTAGTTTATAATAAGAGTTCAAATAGGAGAATTCATTGAAAAAAGTAAATTATTTAAACAATAAGGACTTGTTAAAGGAAATACATAAGTCAAAAAGCACGTATTGTAGTTATACAGACGATACTTATGCTGACTTTGATATTATTCTACCAAGCATTGACAAAATTAACGTAAGAACTATAGCAGAAGCAAAAAGGAACAAAGCAAAGAAATTAGGTACAGCAGACTACGAAGCACGTAAGGCAAACGGTGAAAAAGTAAAACAAGCCGAATGTGCTATTGATTACAGAAAAATTACAAAAGAAGAACTAATCTTCCGTATTATGACATTTGATCATATTCCAGAAGAAAAGGGTCGTAAAAAGAATCCAAAGACAGTAGCAGACACAAGAGTTAAATTAAACTTTCCACCATTCCAACATTACAAGTTTGATGAAAATGATGAACTACAAGTTGTAGGTAAATCACATTGGGAAGGCGGTATGTCTAACGGTAACTTTAGTTTGAAGCATGGCAAGACTACAGAAAAACTTGCTCGTATGTGGATGAAGTTATGTGATAGATATGCAACACGTGGTAATGTACGTGGTTACACTTATAATGATGAAATGCGTGGACAAGCAATCTTACAATTAACACAGATTGGATTGCAGTTTGATGAAAGTAAATCACAAAATCCGTTTGCATATTATACTGCGGCAGTAACTAATTCATTTGTTAGAGTTATTAATATCGAAAAACGCAATCAAAATATTAGAGATGATATTTTAGAAATGAATGATATGACTCCGTCCTTTACAAGACAGCAACAGGGCGAATGGGAGAGACAAGTTGAAGACCAAAGAAAACTTATGGCAAAACAAGAAGCCGAAAAAGCATCTAAGAAATCTTTTGTTCCACCAACAGTCAAAGCCAAAGCACCAAGGTAGCCAATTAAGGTTGACTTTGCTTAACAAATGCAGTACAATATAAAGAGTATAGTAATTAGAAGGATATATTTTGTTTAAAAAATGTGCAGTATTCACGGATATCCACTTTGGACTAAAGTCCAATTCAGTGGCTCATAATCAAGACTGTGAAGATTTTGTAGATTGGTATATTGCCAAGGCAAAAGAAGAAGGTTGTGAAACAGGTATCTTTATGGGTGACTGGCATCACAATAGAAATAGTCTAAATATTGTTACAATGGATTATTCAATCCGTTGTCTTGAAAAACTTGGTAAAGCATTTGAACAGTTCTTTTACTTTCCTGGCAACCACGACTTATATTACAAAGACAAAAGAGATATCCAGAGTGTAGAATTTGCAAAACACATCGACGGTGTAACTGTAATTGATGAAATTACAACAATAGGCGATAGCACAATGGTGCCGTGGCTTGTTGGTGAAGAATGGAAAAAGATTCCTAAGATTGAAACAAAATATATGTTTGGACACTTTGAACTTCCAAACTTTTACATGAACGCAATGGTACAGATGCCTGACACAGGCGAATTACAATCTAAACATTTTGTACATCAAGAGTATGTGTTTAGTGGACACTTTCATAAAAGACAAACACAAGGTAATGTAACATATATCGGAAATGCGTTTCCGCACAACTATGCAGATGCATGGGACGATAAACGTGGTATGATGATATTAGAACATGGCGGAGAGCCACAGTATCTTGATTGGGAAGATTGTCCTAAGTATAGAACAGTAAAACTGAGTCAACTAATTGATCAAAAAGATACACTATTAAAAAGTAAAATGTATCTTAGAGTTACACTTGACATTCCAATTAGTTATGAAGAAGCAAGTTTTATTAAAGAAGAATTTATGAGAAACTACAGTTGTAGAGAACTTACATTAATTCCAAGTCAACAAGATGACGAAATAAACAGTGATATTGATATTACAAAGTTTGAAAGTGTAGATCAAATTGTTGCAGAAGAAATTAATGCTATTGATTCAGACAACTATAATAAGCAAACGTTATTGAACATTTACAACGAGTTATAGAATGATACTAATTAAAGACCTAACAGTTAAGAACTTTATGAGTGTGGGTAACCAGACTCAAGCAGTTAACTTTAATAATAAACAATTAACCTTAGTCCTTGGAGAAAACTTGGATCAAGGTGGTGACGACAGTGGGTCACGTAACGGTACAGGTAAGACCACAATCATTAACGCATTGAGCTATGCGTTATATGGTGTGGCACTAACAAATATTAAACGCAACAACCTTATTAATAAAACTAACGGCAAAGGTATGTTAGTTACTCTTAACTTTGAAAAGGCAGGAGTGAATTATAGAATTGAAAGAGGACGTGGTCCTAACTTGTTGAAGTTCTTTATCGATGAGCAAGAACAAGACATTGAGGACATGAGTCAAGGAGATAGTCGTAAGACTCAAGCAGACATTGGCGAACTACTACAAATGAGTCATGAGATGTTTAAGCACTTGGTTGCGTTAAACACTTACACAGAACCTTTCTTAAGTCTAAAAGCAAACGATCAACGTGCTATCATTGAACAGTTACTTGGTATTACTATACTTTCTGAAAAAGCAGAAGAACTAAAAGTCAAACAAAAAGAAGTACGTGATGCAATCACAGAAGAAACTGCACGTATTAATGCTATACAAACAAGTAATGATAAGATAGGCGAAACTATTAACAGTTTGCAAATTAAAAGTACTGCTTGGAAAACGCAAAATGCAAAAGACTGTGAACGTTTACAAACAGGTATTGATGAATTAGAACACTTAGACATTGAACAAGAACTTTCTAATCATGAATTGCTTTCTAAGTGGGAAGAAGTTGATGCTTCAAGAAGAAACTTGACTAAGGAAAAGGCAACACTTGAAAGTGCATTATCGCAAACAGATAGACAGGTTGCAAAAACAAGCAAGGAACTTGAGCATCTTGATGAAGCAACGTGTCATGCTTGTGGACAAGATTTGCCTGATGAAAAAATTGATGAAATACAAAAGAAATTAGAAGAAGAATATGCTGACACCATGTCTTACTTGATGGAGATTGATACAAAGTTTCAAAAGGTACAGACTAAACTTTCTGAGTTAGGCGAAGAAAGTGTAAAACCTAATACGTTTTATGAAACTGCAAAAGAAGCATATGAACACAGAAGCAATGTTGATAACTTAAAACAAGCACTAAAGGCAAAAGAAACAGAATCAGATCCTTACATTGATCAAATTGAAGAATTAAAGAACAGTGCTATACAAGAAGTTGATTGGGATTCAGTTAATGATTTAACTTCTATGAAAGAACATCAAGACTTCTTGTACAAACTATTAACAAACAAAGATAGTTTTATTCGTAAGAAAATTATTGAACAGAATCTTGCATATCTAAACAACAGACTAACAAATTACTTAGATAAGATTGGATTACCGCACAGTGTTGTATTCCAAAACGATCTAAGTGTACTAATTACACAACTTGGACAGGACTTAGACTTTGACAACTTGAGTAGAGGTGAACGTAATAGACTTATACTTGGTATGAGTTTTGCTTTCCGTGATGTATGGGAAAGTTTATATCAAAATATTAACTTGATGTTCATTGATGAATTGATTGACAGTGGTATGGATACTGCTGGTGTTGAACAAAGTCTTGCAATACTTAAGAAAATGGGTAGAGAGCGTAAAAAGAATATCTATCTAATATCGCACAAGGATGAATTGCAAGGTCGTGTACAGAACGTACTTAAGGTTGTAAAAGAAAACGGATTTACAAGTTACGCAAACGACATTGATATTGTACAATGAGCATAAACGACGATACACACGATAAACTAACCAAAGCATATTTGGAGTATTTTAAGGAAGTTGCACTTTTTGAGAAGCATGGCGGAGAACGCACCATGCAATCAAGCCGAAAATGGCTCAGAGAGATACGCACACTGGCTAAAATACGTATGGATGAGATCAAATCCGAGTTTGATGCCAAAAAAGAGGCTCGGAAAAAATCTTAAACGTAAGTAAGTTCATGCAGTGGACTTATAAAGGTAAAGAAGTAAAAGAAATCCCAGACGATATAGAAGGGTTTGTGTACATAATCACAAATCTTACTAACAACAAAAAGTACATAGGCAAGAAGTTAGCAAAATTTAAGACCACTAAACCACCACTTAAAGGCAGAAAGAACAAACGCAGAGGACACAAAGAGTCAGATTGGCGTGACTACTGGGGAAGTTCAGACAAACTCAACGAAGACGTACAAGCATTAGGCACTGATAAATTCACAAGAGAGATACTTTACTATTGTAACAGTAGAGGCTTGATGAGTTACCTTGAGGCAAGAGAACAATTTGAACGCCGTGTGTTAGAGAGTGACGATTATTACAACGGAATTATTAATGTTAGAGTTGGCGGTTCAAAAATTCTCAAAGAAGCACTTAACAAACTATAGGCTATAAACAGCACATAAGGTTAGCGGGCCAGTTTACAATACCGCCGAGCAAAAAGTCCCGTAGTAAGGACACTCGTACACGTTGATCGACCACCATTGTGAGGAATCCATCAAAAGAATTGGGACCACAGGTTGACGTAGATTGAATGCTGTCAGTCGAAGAACACAAACACAGTTCATAAAAACTCCTTAGCAATAGGAACGAAGCGGGAGGTAGCGTTAGCGATGTCGACGTAGGTTGGGAAAGGTCAGAGCCCATTGAACTTTGTGTATAAACAAACACCTACTTCCAAGTCTTGGCTGTGACGAGCTCACATGATGTTCAAGATTAGATGGAACCAGCGAGTAGGTTCCGTCTGACTGAAACAATCTACATGATGCTAAATTGCTTCGCAATTATTATATCACTAATTAAAAGATATAATGTTTGAGCGTAAGCGAAAACATAGTTGCTCAAAGAGCAACTTATAACAATTTAGTATGTTTTGATATTCAAACAGTTCTAATCGTATAGATCAGGATCACGCCCTAATCCACTTGGTCGTTCCGGATGTACTTCAAGTATAACATATTCTTCATCTGGTCGGACTTCTTTTAATTGTTCCACAGTCATGAATGCATCATTCTGCGAAAGTGCTGAGATAATCGCATTCTTGGGAACAACAACATAATTTGTATCTGCCATCGTAAGATTATTTAAAAGATATTGATTAGAATAAATAGTTATAGTTAAAACAAAGGACTTATTGATGAAAGTAACGCAGATTATTGCTGAATCCACTAAAAAACCTGTTTCCGAGGCGCCTGTTAGCGGTTGGAAGCAGTTTGGAAAGAAGGTAATTGCTAAAACAGCCGCTAAAGTAGGTGCAAGAAATTTTGCGGCGGGCGTTGCAGGCAACGTAGACACGGGTGCTGAAGCAAACGAATTGCGTAAGAACTGGCAAGCACACCAGGGTAGCATTGGTGGTAGCATGAAGGCTAATGATCCAAAAGAATTTAAAAATTGGCTACTTAACAACGGTTTCAAGGACAAAGGTCCAATCATTGATAAAGCAATCGCTGATGCGGCAGGAGCCGGTGAAGGTGCAATTGAACCAGGAAGTGTTGTTAAAAGTAAATCAGGTCAAGATGTTTTAGCAGGTATTGATGGCAAGCCTACTATGATTAAGCCTAATGATGCAAAAGGCAAAGAAGAAATTTTAGCATTGGCTAAGAAAAAAGGCATCAAGACTGCTGGCGGGAAAAAATACGACGGTGGACCATTTAATAAGGCAGTGCTTGATAAAGCATTACTACAAATAGTACAAGATTCAAAAAAAGCGGCTCCACAAGATGGAGAAGAACAGCCTAAGCAAGATGATAAAAAACAACAGCAAGGGCAACAGCCAGGAAAAACAACACCAGCGCCTGCACCAGCACCAGGACCAAAAGGTCCAACTGCAACTGAATTAGACGCAGATATTAAAAGACAATTAGACCAAGCAACCAAGGGTGAAAAAGATTACGCATTGAAAAAATTAGGATCTGGTACAAAACCACCAGCACCTAAACCAAGTGCAGAAGTGCCAGGTAAGAAACCAGCACCAGCACCAAAAGGAGCAGAAACTCCTCAGAAACAACCTGCACCGGTTACTAAAACAGTAACATCAAAGGCGGCACAACAACAGCAAGGCACTAAACCAAGTTATCCAACTGGTACTCCGGACAAACCGGCTAAAGCACCAGCAGTACAGGGAGCCGAGTAATACTATGAAACTACAAGAAGTAACAGCATACAATCTTAAGTCAGAAGCAATATTAACAGAATCTCAATCATGGGAAATGTTAACTGAGCAACAACGAATTTATGTAGGTTCATGGGAAAAGAATGTTTGGCCATTAGTTGAGCAGTACAGCAAATTAATGGAAGCCGATCTTAAACCAGATCAAATTAAAAAGATTTTCCAAGATGCTGAAAAGGTATCAATAGAAGGCGGAGAGAATATGACTGCCTTAGGCAAGGCAGGTAAAGTAACTGCTGAAGTCTCAGGTAAGATGAAAGCAGAAATTGATAAGTTAATGGATGCCGCGGCAAACAGCGGACCTGTTAAGAACTTTGATGCACAGTTTGAAAAATTAAAATCACAACTAAAAACCAAACTACAAGGAAATCCAGCAGGACAAAAGATTCTTGCAGGAGTTGAAAAGTGGGGAGGTTTTGCAAAAGACAATCCAGCCAAGAGTGCATTTATTATTGGTGCAATGACATCAGTACTTGCATTTGCAAGTGGTGGTATTTTAAGTGGTGCCGCAATTGGTTTCTTCTTAAAGTTAGCAAACAATACTATTAAAGGCGATAAACTTTCAACAGCGGCTGGTAAATCAATTAAAGGCGCGGCACTTGGTGCTGTTGCTGGTGCTATCGGAGATGCTATTGGAGAAATATTACCTCCGGAAATTACAAACACATTTATTAACGATGCATCAGGTGAAATTGATATTACACAATTAGACGGAATGGACGCTACAAGCCTAACTGATATAGATGCTGATGCGGCCAAAGAACTTATACAAACAAGAAGTGCAATGGCAGAACTATTAGGTAGAGGAGACCTTGGTGCTGAAGCAGAAGAAGTTTTACAAGGTCAACTTAAACAAGTTGACGACAAGATATTTGCTATTGCAGGCGAAGATGGCGGAAACTTAAATCAGGCTATTGATAGAATGCAAGGTGAGTTTGATATCAAAGGCACAGATGTTGACATAGAAAAAACTACATCAACATCAAATCAAGATGCAGATTCATATCAATCAAACACAGAAGTTGTTGCTAAACTTGATGCAGAACAACTTAATGACGCAGGTATTAATTCAGCAGACTTTCCAGACAACGCATGGATTAATGACAATATGCAAAAGTTATTAGACGCTGGTATGTCAGAAGAAGATATTGAAGCATTACAAAATGCACAAGGATTTAACAGAGCATTAGATCAAAAAGAATTTATGGGTACACGTATATCGGCTTCATCAGCGTATGAAGTTGGAGACAGTATTAGTGTTGAAGGTGTACCAGAAGAAATAACAGTTGGAGAAACATTCAAGTCAACAGTAAGTAAAACATTACCAGACGGAACTGAATACACTGCTATCGTTGACTCAACAATTGAAGGTGTAGATGCAGACGGAAATCCTGTTTTCCAAATGAAAAGTGTTTTTGTACAACCTAATGCATTTACAGATAATTTAGACAAGGCTTTAGAAAATTTACCAGATGATCTAAGAGATGAGTTATATGATCAAGTGTTTAAAGGCACAGTTTCAGGGTCAATGGAACAAGCAGTTGACAACACAGCGGCGCAAATTGCACAAGCCGCGGCGGCAGTTGCACTTGGTGGAGCATTAGCAAAATCAGAATTCAAAGAACCAACTGAGAAAAAAGAATCAAGAGTTTATAAAACAGCAGAACAATTAGAAGATGAATACTTTGATCTATTTGAAGACTATAGAGTAGATGAAATAGATATCAAAGGCATGGCCAAGAAAGCCGCGACAGGTGCGGCAAACATTACCAAAGCGGCGGCAAAAGGCGCAGGTAAAGTTGCAGGCATGGGTATGGACAAAGTAGGAGCGGCGGCTAACAAGGGCATTGGCAAGGCAGTTGGTGCAGTTAAATCAGGTGCGGCTAAAGCAGGTAAAGAATTAGGACAGAAAGTTACATACGCTAAACTTGAAAAAGATTGGAAAAAAGCAGGTGAACCAACAGACGTAGGATCCATTGCAAAAATACTTTCAGACAGAGGTATGAGTGACGAACAAATTGGTACTGTTGCAACAAACACAGGACAAGCAGATCTTAAAGTACAAGGTGCAGAGAAAAGCACAGCAAGTTCAGGCGGCATTGGCGGCGGAACTAAAGGTGACGATAAAAAAGCACCAGCACCTGGCAAAGATGCAGGAGCAAAAACAGGAGGCGTAGGCGGTGGTGCCGCAGGAGCAGGTGGTTCTGCAGGAGCATCAAGATCAAGTCCAGATCCTAAAGCAGACAAAGACGGTGATGGAAAAGCAGACGGCGATAGTGCTTCAACACTACAAGGTAAGGCTTCCAAAGATCCATTTAACGATGGACCGTTTGACATGAAGTCAAGTCCACCTAAAGGTACAAACGCAGGTGCAACTAAAGACGACTTTGAATGGAAAGGCGCACAGTGGATTAGCAAATCTACAGGTAAAGTTGCAGACAAAGGAACTGCGGCAAAACTTGGTAATCCTAAGATGGACGAATTAATTAGACAAATTCAAGATAAAGGTCAAGTTGATCTTGCAGTAGCATATCTAAGTGGTGGGGGCGATGCAACAGCAAAAGCACCAGCAGGTGGAAAACCAGCGGCACCTGGAAAATCAGCGGCTTCTAAAAGACCAGACCAAAGATTCCAACAACAACCAACAGCGTAAATTTAAAAGAAAGGTAAACCAGACTTCTTAGTGGTTTCCATATGATCCTCTACGATCTTTTTGACCATGTCTCGATCTTCAGGACCCATATCATATGCTTCGTTGAGAGTTACTCCTCCCCGCATATACCAAACAAGTTTTAGGATATTGTGTTTAAGTTCTTTAGCATCGCCCTCAAGTTTTTTAACTTCGGACTGTATTTTGTCAAGAGGCCATTGTGCTATTTGCGTACGAAAAAATTTGATTGATCAAACGCTATTGGTACTTCCCATGAGTCCGGAGCGCCTGCCTTCTTCTCATCTTCCGATGCTTGTGCAATTAAAGGTTTAAGAGCATAATCATTTCTCTTTTTCTCGATAGCACCTTTAACACCATCAAAGATATCACCTGATGTTTGTTCAAAAAATTCTTGAATATGTTTCTTATCAGTAACTTGTTCTTCTCCACCGAATTGAACCCATTCAATTTGATTCACCACACTTGACAAAGTCATATCAGTTAGTTTACTAAAACTTTCGTTAAACTTTGATAATTTTTGTTCTTCCTCAAGATTTGAATCTGCAAGAGTTTTCATCATGCGTTGTTCTTCAAATGCCTTTAGTGCTAACTCTGTAAACTTTCTGTAGGTTAAAGGACTAATATAAAATGTAAATTGATTGTGTTTATATAAAGGATCATATCCTCTGCCTTGAACTGTATCCAATAATTGAATCAAATCAACGGACATATCCTTAGTCATCTCTGGTTTAGTATTTGGAACCGGTGATGTAATTGTAAGTGTTTCTCCGTAAGTTGCAATTCTAACTGCAATTAAAATTGCATCAAGATCTAAACTTGGACATTGATACGCATCTTTGATTGCTGGAATACAACTTTGCATCATTGTTACAGTTGATTCGCCATTAAGAAGTGCGTCTGGTGTTTTTAAAACTAATTCGTCCTTTGCAGTCATTGGATAAACTGCTACCTCACCGTTTTCCGGTAAGTCTATAGACCCTTGTGGCCAATATTGTCCGGCTGACGGAAGTTTCAAGTACAGTTTTGGCTGTCGAAAATGCTTCGTTAGCGGATTCGCCTTGACCGGTTGTACTGGAGTACCCGGTACTGGCCCAGTTGGCATCATTGGTATACCGCCTGCTGGAATGTTATTTTCTGACATATTTTTCTCCTGCTAAATAAGTTATAGCACAAGTATTTATAAGTTGCAATAAAGTGAGTATATAATAAATGGCAGTAACAGTTGATATTCCAGGAATTGGTAAAGTACAAGCCGAGGATGCCGCATCGGAGGCTACACTAAAGAAAATCCTTGATGCCTTGAAAAAAGGCGCAAAAGGTGGTGGTTCTGGTGGCGGAGCCGGAGGTGCTGGTGGACCTGCTGGTGGTATGGAAGGTGCTCTCCAAAAATCAACAAACAAATTGGGCAAATTCGGCGACGAGATAGATAATACTTCTACAGCACTCGGAGATTTTGGTAGAGGTCTAAGCATGATGACCGGTATGGTGACCAAAGGCTTAGGTATGGCATATGATTCTGCCGCAGGATTAGCAACTGAATTCTTAGGCACAAGTGTTAAGATGAGTGACTTTGCATCACACTTACCATTAGTAGGTGGTGCACTCAGTAGTATATTAGGAATGGTTGAAGAAAACGTTCAAACATTTAGAAGTCTATCTGAAGTAGGTGCTTCTTTCGGTAACAACATTGTTGAAATGAATTTGGCGGCGGCTGATGCAGGATTAAGCATGGAACAGTTTGCTGAGTTTGTTGGTAGCAACGCACAAAACATGATGCTATTAGGAGGTACAACAACAGAAGGTGCTAAGGCATTTGGAAGATTAACTAAAAGTTTACCAAGAGAAGAACTTATGGGAATGGGTTTCACTATGGAATCTCTTGCAGAACATACAGCAGGTTACATTGAACTACAAGCAATGCAAGGTAAACTTGCTGGAAGAAGTCAAGCATCATTACGTGCAGGTTCAGAACAATACTTAATGCAGATTGATAGACTTGCTAAAGTAACAGGTAAATCACGTAAAGAAGCAGAAGCACTATTAAAGAAACAAGCCTCAGAAGCAAACGTTATGGTTATGGCAAGTAGATTGTCAGGAGAAGCATTAACTAACTTCCAAGACGGACTTGCATTTGTTGATTCAGAATTACCAGGATTTAGTGGTGCTATTAAAGACTTAGCAGACGGTGTTGCACAAACTCCATTAGCACAAAAACTTGCGGCAACTATACCAGGCTTTGCAGAATTACAGAAACAACTTGGTGACGGTGCTATCAGTCAAGAAGAATACATTAAGCAGATGGCAGGCTTTGGTCCAGAGATGGATGCGTTTATTAAAAGCATGGATCCTGCAATGGTACAATCATTGATGGGTAAAGAAGGCTTTGAAGGATTAACCAGTGGCTTGGCTGAATACAAAAAGATGTCAGCAAAATATACTGATGCAGACATTGCGGCAATGAAAGCAGAACAAAAAGAAAGAGATAAGACTACTAAAACAACGGCCGCTTTTGAAGTAGCAATGACTGAAATGCGTAACAAGATTAAAACAACTATTCTTGACAGTGGATTGTTTGATATGTTCATGGAAGGTATTGGTACATTTACAGAATGGTTTACTTCAACAGGTAAAGACGGCGTATCACAATTAGATGGTTTCTTAGACGGAATCCTAAAGTATGGTGAAGAAATGGCCAAGTTCTTAAAAGATACATGGGAAGCGGCAGGAGGCGACTTAGGTGAATTCTTTAGCAAAGTTTGGGAAGACAAATTTAAACCTATGATCGATGACGGTTTCAAAGCAGTTGGAAAAATATTTGGTGATTGGTTTGGTGCTTTCTTTAAAGAACACATTGGAACATTAATTGTTGGTGTACTTGGCGGACTTGCAGGACTACTAATTTCAGGATTTGTAACATCATTATTACCAGCAGTGTTTGGAATCATACTTGGTCCAATTATTGCACCATTCCTTGCAATTGGTGCGGCACTACTTGCTATATTTGGTTGGGAAAAAATTAAAAGTTGGGTACAACCAATTCTTGATGTATTCTTTACAATGTTTGATAGTATCAGTGGTATCTTTAGTGGTTTAGTTGACAAACTTAAAAAACTTAATCCGTTTAGTTGGTTCGGTGGCGATGACGAAGAAGACGATCCAAATCAAAAGATCTCCGAGTTGAAAAAGACAGAACTTAAAAAGCCAGAAGTCAAAGTAGCCAAAGCAGGTGTAATGCCAGACTACGAAGTACCAAAAGTTGAAGTACCAACAGTTGATACAGCCAAAATTGTTGCCGACTCTGGAGTCACAAAGAAACTCCAAGAGAGCGAAGCCGCGGTAAATACAAATAGCACAGATTTAGCAACTGCTACTTTGGTAGAGCAAAATAAAATTTTAAAACAGATTCTCCGTGCAACAAACGGGTTACAGGGGAATATGTTGAAAGGAACTGCGTAACACATGAGCTGGAAAAGATATTTTACAAATGCGCCTGTAGGTAACAACGACGGTGGTAACATGAGCCCGTTCAGTGGACGTGGCGGAAACGAACCGGGTCCAGCAAGATCCAATTATTCTTCATATCTACCAGACGTATATGTTGGTAGTCCAAACCGTGTTGAACGTTATGGACAATATAATACAATGGACAACGACTCAGAAGTAAATGCGGCGTTAGACATTTTAGCAGAATTTTGTTCACAACAAAATGCACGTAACAGAACATCATTTAATTTACATTTTAATAAAACAGCAACAAACAGTGAAGTTAACATTTTAGGACAATACCTAAAGCAATGGTCTAAACTACAAAAGTTTGAAACTAAAATGTTTAAAATTGTGCGTAATACATTTAAGTATGGTGACGCATTTTTTGTAAGAGATCCTGAAACTAAAAAATGGTTTTACATTGATCCTGCAAAAGTTGTACGTATTATTGTAAACGAATCAGAAGGCAAAAAGCCAGAACAATATATTATTAAAGATATTAACTTTAATTTTAGAGATCAAATTATTACTGATCCGCATATTACAAGTGGTAACATCACAGGTGGCGGAACAACAAGTGGTTCACAAGGTTATCAAGCAGGTGGCGCTCAAGGTGCAGTTGGTAATACAGGAACATCACAAGCAGGTTCGAGATTTAGTGTAAACAATAGAGAAGTTGCTATTGATGCAGAACATGTTGTGCATTTAAGTTTAAGTGAAGGATTAGACAACAACTATCCATTTGGTAATAGTTTGTTAGAAAGTATATTTAAAGTATACAAGCAAAAAGAATTATTAGAAGACGCAATTATTATTTACAGAACGCAAAGAGCACCTGAACGTAGAGTGTTTTACATTGACGTAGGTAATATGCCATCACACCTTGCAATGCAATTTGTTGAGCGTGTAAAAACAGAAATACACCAAAGACGTATTCCAAGTGCGACAGGTGGATCAACAAGTGTTATTGATAGTGCATACAATCCATTATCAACTAACGAAGATTACTTCTTTCCACAAACAGCAGAAGGCAGAGGATCTAAGGTTGAAACATTACCAGGCGGTACTAACTTAGGTGAGATTGACGATTTAAAATACTTTACTAATAAACTTATTAGAGGTTTACGTATTCCAAGTAGTTACTTGCCAACAGCGGCACAAGACGATGCACAAACACAAAGCAACGATGGTAGAGTAGGTACTGCATACATACAAGAACTACGCTTTAACAAGTACTGTGAACGTTTACAAGCACTTGTAACAGAAGAATTTAATCAAGAGTTTAAACGTTACCTATTAGAAAAAGGTATGAATCTTGATGTTTCAATGTTTGATTTAAAACTTGAACCACCAATGAACTTTGCAAGTTACAGACAATCAGAACTTGACAATGTAAGAATTCCAACGTTTACACAAATTATGGCTGTGCCATTTATTAGTAACAGATATGCAATGAAACGTTTCTTAGGATTAAGTGAAGAAGACATGGCTGAGAATGAACGTTATTGGAAAGAAGAGAATGATGAAAATATTACTCCACCACCAACAGACGCCGCAGGTGAAATGCGTGGCGTAGGTATTAGTGGCGCGGCAATGGATGCAGACATAGGCGGAGCAGAGGACATTGATCCTAATGCAGAGCCTGATCCAGTTGCAGGAGGAGAAGCGACAGCACCTGACACAACAACAGGCGGTGGCGCAGGCGGAGCACCTGCTCCTGAAGTACCACCAGCATAAGGAATAAATAGTTACATGATACTAAGAGAATTATTTTATTTTGACAAAGAAACACTTGAACCAACAGAAGACAAGTCATATGATTCTGCTGACGATGAAGGTGTTGTATCAAGAGACGACACAAGAAAAACAAGACTAAGCCTACGTCAAATCAACAAAGCACGTAGAGCCGGTGAATTTCATAACGAAGAACAACAGAAAGAGTTACATTTTGTAAGACAGATGTACGGATTGGCATCACAACCTGAAGCATAGGAGATGATATGTCAACAGCATTCGTTGTTGGTAACGGCACAAGTCGCAAACCCATAAGTTTAGAAGCATTAAAACAGTACGGTCCTATCTATGCCTGTAACGCAGTTTATAGAGACTTTAGGCCAGACTATCTTGTAGCAGTAGATGCCAAGATGGTGCTTGAAATTTGCAAAACAGGCTGGCAAAAGCACAACAAAGTATACACTAATCACAATAAACAGTTAAACGATATACAAGGACTCAACATTTTAAACCCCAGTAAAGGCTGGAGTAGTGGTCCTACAGCATTAGATCTTGCTTCAGACCACGGACACGATCCTATATATTTGTTAGGATTTGACTTTAAAGGCACTACAGGCACCGGAAAAGGCGATGATAAGGTAAACAACTTATACGCTGGTACATTTAATTACAAGCGAGAAAACGACCCTGCAACATATTTTGGTAACTGGGAGCGTCAAGTAGGCATAATATGCCAAAGAAATCATAGAAAGAGATATATAAGAGTAGTAGCAGAAGGAGATAAATTCCTACCAGGAAGTCTAAAAAACTTTACAAATTTATCCCATGTAAATATCGAAGAATTTCAGAAAATCTTCGGTTAATTTCATTAAGGTTTCAAAATCCTGCGTTTTGAGCCTATATTCCACGTATTTTCCCTATTATATGTAAATATTATTGACAGCCTTACCAAACGTAAACTTATAGGAGGTACTACAATGGCAGACCGTAACAAATTCGAGCAAATGCTTGAAAAATTAGTTAACGAAGATAAGAAAGGTGCAGAAGAACTGTTCCATGAAATCGTCGTTGAAAAATCAAGAACAATTTATGAAAATTTATTAGAAGATGAGTTAGCAGACGAGTCTAAAGACGAAGACACTAACGAAGCAACTGACGAAGAAGTTGATGAATCTTCAAAAGACGAAGAAGTTGACGAAGCAAAAGACGAAGATGAAAAAACAGATGAGTCTAAAGATGAAAACGTTGACGAAGCAAAAGACGAAGACGAAAAAACTGATGAGTCTAAGGACGAAGAAGTTGACGAAAACTTTGCAGAAATTACACCAGAAGCAGATGATGACATGGGCGGCGATCCAGCAGACGACATGATGGCTGATATCGAAGCAGATGCAGATGGCGAAGAAGGTGACGACGACAAGGGCGACGAAGATATGGAAGACCGTGTTGTTGATTTAGAAGACGCACTTGATGACCTTAAAGCAGAATTTGAAAAAATGATGGGCGATAAGGAAGAAGGTGACGATGATGATTCCGAGGAAGCACCAATGGACGACATGGGTGACGACGAAGAAGAAAAGGAAGAAGAAGCAATTTCTTCCGATCTTAGCGTAGAAGATGAAGTACCAGCATTTGAAGGTACTAAATCACAAACTGAGCAAATGAGAGAGTATGTTGAAAAAGTTGCTGAGCCAAAAGGCGAAGATAACAAAGCAAAATCTCCAGTTGCTGGTAAAAATGATATGGGCGGTTCAGCGGCTAATATCGCAAAAGGATCTGCAGAAGAAAAAGGTGGTACTGTAAGTGCTCCTAAAACTGAAGATCATGGTAATGTAAACGTACCAGGCGGTAAAGCATCTAAGTCTATGTCAAACGCTAAAGGCCACGGCGCTGAGAAAAAAGGCGCAGGCGAAGCAGGAGCAGATAGCAATAGTGTTATCGGTTCTTAATTGTTAGGGAATAGTTGATGAACTTATTACGTGAGAACTTGACATTCGACCAGGCTCAGATTGTTCTGGAATCTACTGAGGACGGCAAAGACCTTCATTTAAAAGGTATTTGTATACAGGGTGGCGTTCGCAATGCGAACCAACGTATATACCCCGTAAGTGAAATTAGTAGGGCTGTCAACACTCTTA